CTGCGATTATCCACGTAATAGGGCTTGTCTAGGAAGCGATCCATTGCTAGCAGGGTGCTGCCCGTGTTGGTTGGGGTGTTCTTGATCTTGATGGTCCAGGATTTGATCCCGATAGACTCTAAAACTTCGTGTCCAAATTGGGTCAGCCTAAATCCGCCCTCGGGCCGTATGTTCCGCCAGATCTGATTATGGAAGGCGTCGAGGTTCTTGTTCTCTCGACCCAGCAGCTGGTTCCACTCAAGGGTTAGGTGGCGCTTGCTTGTCATCAGGGAAGATCTTAGAGCCGCGATCTAGCAGCACCACAGAGAACTTTTCGGTCTTGAACAGCTTGTTCAGCTTCTTGGCAAGATTGATAGCGTGTCCTGGGTTCGAGAAGCTGACCTTCTTGTACTTTGGGCCAGGGTAGCCCACGAGGCTGTTGAAGCTCTTTAGGTTGATCGGCTTGTCATCGTAGTACACTGCCCAGATGCCCTGGCTGGCAAGGATCTGCTCGCTCTTGTAATTGGTCTTGTTAGTGTACTCTAAGAGCACTTGTGGCTTAGGTCTACTCATAACTGCACTTTCAAATCTGCACAGTTATTTATTCAGTTTTAGAACTTTCCGCCTGTGATATCTACTACTATATCTCCGCCAGTGCCCTGGCTTTGCAGTTCTACCAGCAGGGCTAGAAGCTGCTCGATCTCATGGTTTAGGTTCCTAGCTTCCTGCGGATTCAGGATCACGCTGCTAGCCTTGGATGCACTAGCAGCCCTGACCTTGTCTGCGAAAGCACGTATCGCGTTGGTACTAGCCATCTGCTAATCTCAGCCTTTCCCGCATCTCTAGCTTGGTCTTGAACGGACCCTGCCATTCATTGCTTGTAAGCGTAGTTAGCTTGGGGCAGAAGCTATGTACCCATCCGTGCTCGAACTTGACGATGTAGTAGCCCGCAGCATGCAGGCTCTTGCTCTTTTCCGTCTTGGTGAACAGGGGCAGCTTCTTCTTTACGTCCCATACCGTGTTGTAGGGCTTGCAGTTAGAGGGATAGCCATAGACATCGCCCGAGTCTTCAACCTCTTCCTGCGTTTCCTTGGCTGCTTTGAGGCTGAGATCCTTCTCGCAGCTCTTCCAATCCTTGAAGCTGATCACTCGCCCGTTGAGGTTAGCATTGTACTTGCCATCCTGCGTGGCTTGGATCGTTCCCTGCTTGGATCCCTCGCCGTCCTCTAGGATCCAGAACTTGCCCGGCATTACTTCCTTAGCGATCATAGCAGATGCCCTTCATATCCCCGCTTCATCCATTCTGCGTAGCTAGCGGCCTGTTCGCTGATCCTAGTCAGCTCATACTTGCCGCAGAACTTGAGCAGGTTGCTACCAACCTGTCCCTGCGCCTTGTGGGCGACCTGCTGCTTGATCTCAGCATCAAACGCCAGCTTGAGCTCTTCAGGCTGCGCAGTGAGATCGATCAGCATCTTGTTGCGCTCGTAGTCATCTAGAACGCGATGCTCTACGCCATCTGGATCAGTCCAGCGTTGCAGCATCATGTTGTTCCAATTGTAGCCCTTCTTGCCCATGTCAGCATAGGCTTCGGTGAGGCCAACCTTGTTCTTGGTGCCGTTGGTACGCACACCAGGGTATGCGCTCATCACGTTGTCTGAGCCGTCACCACGCATGCACTTCTCGAACAAGACGAACTTGGGATCACCGATTGACTTCTGCTCGCCAGTCTTCTTGTCCTTGACGGGCTTCATCTTGTCGTTGAAGATGCCGTTGAGAGTGATCCACTCGTTGTTAATGCCGTTAAACTGCGTGACCTTGTCCGTGATCAGCTGATGAAAGTCTGAATCGCTGCTAACGATCACATGCTCGTCGTTGGGATGCAGCGCGATCCAACGTGCGATGCAATCGTCAGCTTCAGCACGTTCTACCTTCAATACCGTGCAGTTGGTCTTGTCGCGGAAGAAGTTGCACATCTCATCATAAGCCTCGTAGAACAGCTTGTCCTCTTCGGCTTGATCGTCTGTCATGCTCTCGCGAGCCGCTTGCCTGTTGCGCTTGTAAGGAGCATATAAGTCCTTGCGCCAGCTACGGCGTTCTAGGCAGAACACCACGTGATCCCCGCCTAGGTCCTTGATAGCCTTGTTGATGCCACTGATCGTTAAGTGGATCGCAAAGCCCAGCTTGGTCCATTGATCTGCTCCTCGAGCAGCCACATGGCGTGCGCGGAAGAACGTGTTTGATGCGTCTACGAGAAGATATTTCATGCTGCCACTATACGTTGTTTAACAAAGGTGTCAATCTAGAAAACAGGATGTCGGCCCATCTTCTTTGGGCGTCTGTGCCTGTGAGGTTGTGTAGCTTGGTCCATGCTGCGTAAGAAAGAGTTGGATCGTATGGTTCGAGATAGCAACCATTCCAATCAGCCTGATGCTTATTGCTGAAGTGCTGTTGGGCGTTGAAGAACAAGTGAGGGATTTTTCTCTCCTGTAGCTTTAGATGCAGGTCATATATCTTGCCATGTGCTTCTGCTTCCTTAGCAGCTTGATTCAGCTTGGTCTTCCATTGCTTGTGCTGCACCTTCCACTTGTCAGGCCAGTCAGTGCTAGTAGGAGATATCTGATACCATTCCTTGGTATCTTCGTCATACCATTCTTCCCTCTCCCATCTAGACCAACCTATGACCACGACAGTGTATGGGTTGCCAAGGAACTTCAAGCTATCGATGAATTGATTGGTCGTCCGTATGATCCTATCGTTGCTCGATTCTGACTCAGCAGCACATTTGAAGCCTAGTCCTAGCGGCTTGCTCAAGGTCATGCCCCAGCTGATAGCAAGGTTATCAGGATGAGGTCTCCTGCCCTGTGCCACGAAGCTGATGTCATCGTTCGCAAATGAGTGAGAGTTCACTGCCTTAGCTGCGGCTGTGTGTTCATCACCATTGACGTAGAGTATCATGACACTTCGGAACGACCGTTGCCTGTGTTCTTTCGGTTGATGTAACGCACATTATCGCCCTTGGCTAGATTGGCCTGTTCTTGCTCGTAGGTCTCTAGCACCACGTGGCGGCAGACATCCTGGAACCACTGGTCCACCATGTCTTCTTCCTTGTCTCCCCTGTATCCACTCTGGACTAGCTTGAGGATGAAAGGTTGGTTCCAATCTAGCTCAAAGCTGCCGTAGCGTGGATTGGTGGGATCGAGATCAACCTTGAGGATGGCTACATAAGGCTCATTGCGCTCAGTAGCTAGTTCCTTTTCGGTCTTCTTGGACTTGCTAGGTTTAGCTTCCTTAACTTCCTTAGCAGGCTCTGGCTTCTTCTTGAACCAGTCAAACATGTCAAAAACTCCATCTAGGTACAATCACGTACCCCATGCATTCTTATATAGCGGAACCTGTATGCGCGGCGAGAAGCGCAAGCCGTTGTCCCTGCAATAGTCAGCTACCTGTCTCTCGTTCAGCTCATATACGCTGTTAACACCGCCCACAGGCATAAGGTAAACAGGGATGCTGATGCCAGCACTTCCATACTCATCCACAGCACGGTGTGCGTCGAGTACATCCTGCTGCGTAGATACAACAAACTTGAAATAACTACGATGGCCATGTATATCGCAATAATGTTTAACAACATCAGGTCGTATTGCATCTTCCCACTTCTCTCCGCTGCAAGGTAGCTTGGCTGATATGGAGAACGTTATCTCCACGCCCTGATGGCAAGCAATGTCATTCAGGTACTTGGTAAACTCTTCGCTCAGCATCTGGGTGCCGTTGGTCTCGAAAGTGAGATGCGTGAGCCCCATCCTGATGCACTCGTCGATCAGTTCTGGATAGCTACGCTGCCATCCCAGCAAAGGTTCTCCGCCCGTGATGATCAGATGCTTGTCTCGACCAAAGGTACCGTTAGGCAACAGTTCCTTGAAACGCTCGATAATGGCGCCGACCTCTAGCATAGGACTCAGGTGCTTGAATCTTACGTCCCAACTAGCGTAGCTATCACAGCCAGTGCTAACCAAAGGAAGATCCCGGTAGTCATCAAACTTATTAGGATCAACGCCCAGTCTTTCAGACGAAAGCTCGCCCATAGGCATACCAAAGCCACTGCAAGTAAAATTACAGCCAAAAGTACGTAAGAAAATGCTAGGAACTCCAACATACTGTCCTTCTCCTTGTAAGCTGTAGAAAATCTCAGCTATCTTGATCTTGCTCATCAACTATCCTTCACTTTACGTAGCAATGCATGATAAAATTTCAAATCGTCTGCGAACAGCATGTAAGTCTCTACCAATGCTTTTGGATCATGCAACCAATCATCTTTAATGGTGTTGTAGAGCATTCGTTGTGACGCACCGCTTTCTCCCCTATTATAGTTTTGTGGGAAATCTATGTCAACATCAAATCTTTTGCAGAAAGAGCGTATGCGAGAATCTATCTGATCATAAGTGAACAGTTCAGCTGGTATCCAATCTATCTGATCAAGCTTTTCTCCAAATGCGACGGAATAAGGTATGCTGTGATCATCTAGTATCGAGATCGAACTGATAAACTTTCGGAAGTCAGGATCCGACATATAACGATTGATCTTATCATAATCATGCTTGAACGTGCGATGTATGCCTTCTGCGATTCCTTTTAACCTTCGAGTTAACGGATGGATGATCACTCCGATAGCATTCAATCGCTGTAAATCTAAATCTGCTATGTTGGCTTTTTCCCAACCCTGCGTTTCTAGTATCTCGGTGTAATATGAGCTGCCGCATTTATACACAGGGAGGAATACCACATCAGCTTTCTTAAAACCAATGATTGGACCTGAAACTCGGCGCCAATGATGATGATCCTCCATCTCACGCAGTCGCTTATCTAAGCCGTGATCTCTGATGCATTCTTCCTGAATCCAACCTGGAATCTTCAGATAATCAGCATAACTTGTCGCGTCGGGCCAATCTTTCGCCCTCACATCATCATAGAATTTTTTAAAGTAATGATCACTCATGCTGCGCTTTCGTCATCTCCGTTCTAGGTCTAACGTTATGCAATGTAATCCGTGATCAATGAAAAAGCTGTGCCGCCATGGCACTAGGATCGTTTCTATGCCTCTAGCTTTGAGCTGTGCTTTGATATCAGGATCATCGTGGCTTACGAAGATCGTGCTAGCGTCTAATGGAAGGACGTTTACGCCAAACCTAGAATCCAACGTGTTTCCTACCCATATGCTCAACATGTGTTCAACGAAGGATATGAGTTCGGAATTTTCCTCCTCGCCAGGTATCCACCATCTACCATTTACGCACTCTTTCATCTTCTGGAAGCCAGGTATATTAAATTGTGGCGGCTCATCAGGTAGATCGATCACGTGGTATCCTGGCAAGATTGATTCATAATCAATCAGTTCTAATCCACCGATCACGGTATCGTTTCCAAGTATGGCCATGACCCCATCAGTATGCCATGCCCGTGTCGTTATCTTCGAGATCTGCCGATCGTTTATCACGTTCTCACTGATCCACTCGTCATAAGCACAGTATTCGTTGCTATCGACTATGATCCTATCACGCAGCACCATCACGTTTGGGCCGCTGAGTGGTCGCATCTCATCCGTCCAATAAGACAGATCATCTTCACATTGCGCAAGCTCATCTCTTATAGCATCTGGCACGGAATAATTGCCCTGCACGAAATCCTCAAACGTCGGCCAATCGCTTCCCGCTAGCATGTCGTACTTCTTCCGAGAATACCATGCGTTCTTGGCTGCACTGTAGCAACCTCTTGCTGCTGACATGCTTTTTTCAAAATATGCTTGATTGTCTTTTGACAGGTCGAGCATGCTTGGTGCGTATTCAACCAATGCATCGGTCACGCTGGCATTTGTTGCTAGCTGTACTAGCTTATTGCCAATGACCACATGGTTGTTGCGAGGTGCCCAACTGTTGATGTCATTAGCATAGCAGTCTATGTCAGACTGTGGCTGTATGGTCCTGACCACATGGCACCCTTCGGCCTTGAGCATGGATTCAAATTGATCCAAGTCGTTGTTGATCTCTTCTGATACCCGCTTCAATGGTTCTCTCACTCGAGGATTCTTTATCTGTGAGAAGTATTCTGGATAGAAGAAAGTACCTAGAATGACCGATCGCAATCTATCAGTCTTATCGTTTACATGGTATTGTCTTGAACCAGGCTTACTGTTCATCGCTCTTTTTCTTGAGTTCCCAGGAACCATCCTTGCGATCGATCCACTCAATGATGTCTCCCTCATGCCAGCCCATCTGGCTCAATGAGTCAGGAGGTAGTTCAAGGAAGAGTTCATCTGACCCTTCCTTGCCCTTGACTTCAATGATCCAACGATTGTTACCGAGATCTTTTGGATAGTTAGCTTTCATTCTCTTTCTAAGTCCAATGTTATGCAATGCAAGCCGTTGTCAATGAAAAAACGATGTCGCCAAGGTATGACGATAGAATCGATTCCTCTCATCTTCAACTGTTCTCTTATGTTAGCATCATCTCTGCTGACAAATACAGTTTTATTATCAAGCGGCAAGACGTTAACATCAAACACAGATTCCTCTGCCCTACCAACCCACACGCTTAAAACCTGCTCAACGAAATCTATCAAATCTTGGTTGTATTCCTCGCCGGGTATCCACCACTTTCCATTTACTTTCGACTTCATGAGATTGAATTCATGTATGTGATTTTGGTATGCGATCTCAGGAACACCAATCACGTGATAGCCTGGAAAGGTAGCTTGGTAGTCTATTATGTTGTTGATGCCGATGATCGTGTTGTTACCTAGTATCATGAAGGCACCGTCGGTGTGTCCTGCTCTGGTAGTGATTTGCACGACTGTTCTAGGGTCATCAATGCTTCGAGCTAGCCAACCAGCGTAGTCACAATATTCATTAGCATCAACTACTATCTTATCATCAAGGCACATGACGTTAGGACCATTTATTGGTCCAAGCTCGTTAGTCCAATACATCATGTCATCAGCAAAAGATTGCATCTCTAACTTGATAGGTTCTTCTACCTCATAGTTGCCAGTGACGTAATCGTGGTATGTTGGCCAATCGCTTCCTTCTAGCACCTCGTACTTCTTCCGAGAATACCAGGTGTCTCTGTCTGCATTATAGTTGCTTTTAGCAGCAGCCATAGATGAATCAAAGAAGGCATCATTGCTAGATTCTAGATCGAGGATGTCATTGCTATATTCGACTAATGCATCAGTGACGCTTGCATTGTTCTGTAGTTGCACGAGCTGGCCGCCTATCACCACGTGGCAATTTCGAGGTGCCCAGGTGTTGATGTTTGTTCCATAGCTTGTTATGTCAGAAGAGGGCTGCACGGTCCTTACGACCTTGCAACCTTCTCTCTTGAGCACGGATTCGAAATGTTCTAGATCTCGATTGATTTCATCAGCTACCTGCATAAGTGGTTCTCTGATGCGGGGGTTCTTTATGCCTGTAAATGCCTCAGGCATAAAGAATGTACCCAACATAACAGAGCGCAATCGATCTGTCTTGTTCTTTACGTTGAATTTACGCAAAGAGCTCAAATCAGATCCTCGTTCCACTCCCTGTGGCCCTCGCGGAAGGCCATGTTAGCGATCGTTTCACGCACTTCTACACGATAGCACCAGAGCCTTGCAGCTTCGCTAGGCCCCCACATGTCTGGAATGTAGACGCCGTTGACATACTTGTAGAGCATGTCTGCGAGGCCTTCGCAACCTAACCTAGGAAGGATGGTCAGCTTGGCCATCTTCTTAGACTGTAGCAGCTTGAAGGTTTCAAGCTCGGGATCATCCTCTGCTACCAGCAGGGTATGATCGAACTGATCCTCGAGGATCTTCTTGAGCTCCTTGAGGCCACCGTAGTCAGCAGCCCAGTTGCGCACGTCTAGATCGTCAGTTCCAAAGTAGAACTTCATCGAGAAGCTGTAACCATGGATGAGATTGCAATGGCTGTCTGCACGCCACTGCCTGTAAGCACAAGGAAACGCATTGTGGTATTCCTTGGTTGATGTGTACTTGTAAGTCCTATTAATGTTCGCCATCTCTTGTCTCCTTTGAGCGAGTTTGATGACACAGAATGTTTATAGTGGGATGAATGTCAGGGCCACTTAGTGACTCACATGCTATAGATTCACACCTTAGCATGTCAATCTATTTACTCCTGCGAGAATGGTAGGCAGAAAACCCATTGTGATGTATTCTTGCATTTAAGCCAACTGGGTTACCTACGAACTCTAGGGTAAATCTAGTCTCGTCTTGTGCGTCTTCAAACACTAGGAACGCTGTCTCTTCATCTGGGGCAATCTTATGGCCCCAGTTGCTATCTCCTAGAGAGGGCGTGACGACACCGTTCCAGACGTATATACTTCCGCAGCAGTTGTGTACAAGCCATTGTAGGAACTTTGCGCGGTCGTTGTATTCAATTCTGAGCTCGAAGAACTTTCTGTCGATGATTCCTGGGATCCATGTGAGCTCGTCAAAGTGGCTGACATATCTGATCGGTTGTATTGCTTGTTCCAACACCATGCATGAATCCTCGTCATCATAGAGCTGAACTTGCTAAAAGCCCAGCTATTCCAAAACCAATGATTATATTTGCTCATATCCATTCCTCTGCTATACCTAGCACTTCAGCTATGGCCAAGCTCAGAGATAATGCGACTACTGCTACAGTTAGGTTGCTCACGAACAGCAACGCTAATGCGCAGCCGATCAACCTAATGCCGCTCTTGGCAAAGGAGATGTTTGTGTGCCACTTCTTGTAGTTTTCCTCAAAGGATTTCATCGCCTGGCTCCTTGTTCTTGACCATCATGTACATGCTTTGGTATATATCCCACGCTTCCTTGAGGGCAGGGAATTTCTCGTGAGCTTCTGCTTGTTTGTCGCTGAGACATATCTGGGGATCTACACCTAGCATGGTAGTTGAATAATCGCCATATGTTGTAAAAGGAGAGGTCCAATCAATGCTAGTGTCTGATACAGCTATCCTCAGATTAGCGTATTCAACAGAATAGTCAACGCTAACATCATCAGAGTTATCGTAGTGTATGTTTGATAACCAAGAGTCTGATGTGATATCAATCAGCTCTTTTTCATCATCTGGGTTCATATCTTCCACCATTCTTCCCAAGGATAGACCAACCAGCAATCCTCTTCTGCTTTGTTCACTTCCTTGGCAGCATAATCAACATCTGCCGGGCTTGCGAGATTGTGTGTCAGCACTGCGAACCTAACAGTGTTATGCCAAACATCGCCCCACTTAGGATCGTCAGGCAAGCAACTGGCTTTCCAATCTTCTTTGATCCAGTTGAAAGTAGCACCTGTATCGTTGATGTCATCTACGATCAAGATTTTAGCTGGATCTGCGTTATAACCATAAGCGTCCTCGGCCATCCATGCATTAGACTCGGGACCGTCCTCGCTGTCACGCAATCTAACGTCTAAGGTGTACATCTTGACACCTAGGAAGTGGCTAAGCATGACAGCGGGTGTAGCACCACCTCGCACGATGCCCACGATGTAGTCAGGCTTCCAATCATCTACGATGATCTTATGAGCAAGCTCAGCTACTTGGTGGTTGATGTCGTTCCAGTTGTAATAGACCTTCTTGCTCATGTCTTAGCCCTTTAGCATGATGTTGGTTAAGATGTGCGGTAGCTCAGCTAGCACGTCATCGTTGTTGCTGAGCAGGAACATCTCATGCTCGCGCCTAGTGTTTACTGTACGATGATCTTCTGCCTTCCAAGCTTCGACGATGTGACCATTGTTAGCCTTGTGGATGCGTATGGTCCAGCCGTTGAAGTCCTTAGCGAAGTTAGCAGAGCTACCGTCTATGGAAGATACAGCTACAGGCGCATCATTGTAGTTCTTTTCTTTCTTGGTCTTGAGCAACCAATGGCCTAGACGTTGCCGCAAGCTCAGCTTAGACTGGCTAGGATCTTTCCTTCCATAGTCCTCGCTAGGATAAACACCTGTGCTTACTCCGTAGTTACTCATCTTTCTCTCCCGTCTTGCAGAGCGCTTCCAATGACTTATAAGCTTCATAGGCTTCCCTCAATGCTGGATACTTGTCGTGCAGTTCTATGCTTGGCATGATTATGCAGAGCCTATCCATCAGCATGGTTATCGCTTGGCCAACATCAATCTTGCTACCGTTGTAGTCGATCACTAAAGGAGAAGTGATGTTAACATATGGAGCAGTTGTGGTTCCATAAGTGAATGTTGGAGAACTAGTGCCAACCCCAGAACCAGTATATATTGGAGCCATTGGCATTGGAACATAAGACGGCCCTATTGAACCTGTGCCGCTGGTTGACCAAGTGATGCCGTTGATATGCGAGATGTTAGCATTAGCACCCACTGCACCTGTAGGACCTAGCGTTATGCTACCAACGCCTAGCGAGTAATCGATGACGTCGTTGGCTTTTATGTCTTTGGATTCGTCGCTCATGAATCCCTTTCCATCGCAGTGATCTCCTTGATCACTTCGATCATCTCATCTACCGAGTTCAGCATGATCTTGCTGGTCCTATACTCGTTCTTCTTGTCGCGACCGCTGATCTCAATCATGAACCCGTTGTCATACATGTTGACAGTGAAGTTCTCGTTGACGGTGTTGAGCTTGCCCTTAACGCTGATCTTAGACATATTGATTTCCTTTGCTTTGGTTGGAATGTTAGATTGTTGCCTTCTTGAGTCCCAGTATGCATGGTATTCGTCGTCATCCGCGAACCTGCATCCTGGAGACCCAACATCGTGGTATCGGTTCTCGCCGCAGCTAGCATCGCAGTTGCAGCGTTCAATCATCATGAATGTCCTTTCATGCTCAAGCAGATGTCGTAGAACTCCTTCTTGAGCGCAGGATCCTTCTCGAATGCTCCAAGCATGATAGCAGTGGTCATGTCGCTCTCATGCTCACGAACGCCACGCATGGTCATGCAGTGATGTTCAGCCTTGACCACGACTGCGATGTTATCAGTCTTGGCATACTTCTTCAACGCTTCTGCGATCTGCGTGGTCATCTCTTCCTGGATCTGCGGCCGCTCACAGATGTGATGCACGATGCGGTTAAACTTTGAAAGACCAATAACCTCATCCTCAGGAACGATGCCAACCCAGCAGCGGCCCACGATGTTCTGGAAGTGGTGTGCGCAGGTTGAGCGAATAGAGATTGGGCCTGTAGTGTACAGGCTCTTGTACCCCATGTTAGGGAAAGCAGTTACCTTGGGCACAGGACGATAGCGTCCAGAGAACGTCTCCTTGACGAACATCTTGGCCACGCGCCTGGCTGTGTCCTGTGTGTTGTGATCATGATTGGTGTCGATGACCAGCGATTCAAGAACGCCTTGGAACTTCGCAGCTACCTCATCGACCAACTGCTCGATCTCGTCCTCGTTGACGAACTCAGCAATGTTGTCGTTTGAGTGGAATCGAGCACCTGCGTGTTCGATGCGTTGCTTGATCTTGTTTGAAATGCTCATTTTATCTCCGATGTTAACGCAGTGGATTGCGATTTCATTATGCATTCTACAGTTATTTAGATCGTCTAGTCAAGTTTATTGTTTGCTTGACTATGCTTTCAACCGCCAGCAGCTTCCTTTGGGCTTCGTTGACAGGCCACTTGTATCTCAATGCCTGCTTGTAGATTTCCAATGTCCTGCGATGCCGTTCTTGTACGGTCAAGGTTGGATTCTTCTCGTTCATCCAAAGCATTTCCCGCAGAACGTTGCTGTCGGTATTATAGAAGTCGATGTGCGACTCTGACATCAATGGAGTATTGTTTAATGCAGCAAGAGCCGGTGCGATGGTCACGCTAGTGATCACACCGTTGGCTACGTATCTGCGCCAGCGCACGAACATGTCCAAGTATTCTTGATGATGTTTCTGCGTCTCGTTCACCCAAGTTGGCATAAGCAACCAATTGTTTTGTAATCCAATGCGTTCGCTCTGCTCGAGATGCCAATCAATGTCGTCGTTGGTAAACTTCTTCTTCATGTCCAGTCGCATGGCATCGCTACCATGTTCAATGCCAATGCTCCACAGGTGGTGACCCGTGTTCTGCATCATGTCAAACAGTTCCTTAGGGTGTTGGTTCTTAGGTCTGATTATGGCATAACCGGATATGCGTAGCTTGGGCAAGCCTTGCTTCTTGGCCAACGTTTCGTGCAGCTCTCGATAAGCCTTGAGGCTACCATTCATCAAGCTATCAGTGAAGAAGAAATGCTTGACGCCATACTTCTCCCAATAGCCCAGCAATTCTTCAGCGATGTTCTTGCCGCTGCGATACCTATACAAGGGCCAGTAATGCGCAACGTCACAGAAGCTGCAACGGCGAACGCACCCTCTGCTGCCATAGACGAACAGATCAGGCATGTCCGGATCAATGTAATTGTATTCGCTTCGATCATAGAAGTCGTAGTTTGGAAACGGTAGAGTATCAAGCTCGTCAATCTGCTTTGGTTGGTTACCATTCACGCCGTGATAGTTAGTGTTACCATTGAATATCTCGCTGAGAGCAACTTCACCTTCACCTACCACATAGTGATCGCATAGCCCTTGATTGAGCATGGACTGCCCAAACTTTTCATCGTGCCCAGTGTTAAAATTGAGCTCAACACCAGAACCACCAAGTATGACGGTTGACTTGATGTTCCTACGCTTGATTATGTCTAGTATGATCTTAGAACATTCAATCTCATATTGGCTGAATATGCTGATCAGTATGTAATCATAACCAGAGTAATCATAGTTCTCGAGGAACTCGTTCACTAGCTTGTTATTTTCGTCAGTGCGATCTTGCAAGCCGTTAAACTGCAACATCAGCTCGTAGAACTTGTCTCCACCAACCTTGTTGAATAGCTTGATGTTAGGATCCCAAGCAGTGACATCATGCCCTGAAGACTTAGCCACTGCGCATATGATCGCTCCTGAGATAGGCGGCCTGAATGATTCTAAGAACGGAGGCGTTAATACCAATGTCTTGGTCATAGCTTGTTGATCGTGTCCTGTATTCTATCTAGCAAAGGTTCTAGCTCTAGCATGCTGCTGCTATACCCATCTGATTTGGTATTTAGGCTGCTCATCTTCCAGATAGGGCCCACTTCCTTGAAGCCCTCATATCTAGAATCAATCAGCCAATCATAGAAAGGAGCAGTGAAGCTAAGAGAATACGAAGCATTGAAATAGAAATGTATGATAGATGAATTCTTAGGTACCTGTGACTCTATGTCCATGCTTCCTTTATGCCACCACGGCTTCATGGATATGCCCATGATCAACATGTCATCCACATGCAGAGTCCTGTCTGCGACTATCTGATCTCCAGCAGACTTGGTATCCCATATCCTGTTCTCACCGAACCTCTTGCCATAGTGGCTAACGACGATGCTGTTGTTCTCACGGATAGTGAACTGCTTGATTAGATCCAGTCTCTCTACTACTTGCCCGTCGAACAGCGTTTCATCGTTGACGATGATCTTGCAGTTTGGCCAGAGATTGCAGAACGTTGAGCGTAGCTTGAATCTTATGTCAACGATTTGGCCAACATCATCTTCCAGCATCAGTCTTCTCCTTGATGGCATCGTATAGAGCCTTGCCATCAAAGAACTGCTCTCCGGTCTTGGCAGCAGCATTGGTTGCCCACTTGCTGATGTCCGAGTTGATGTCTTCCATCATGAAGCGTATGAACTTGACCAGCTTGTCCTTGTGCTTTTGGTATTGCTTCCAATCTTTGGTCCATTCGCTGGGATAGAATCCATCGAAGTCCCACATCTCAGTATAGCTCAATCTCGAGGGCAAGACAGGCAAGCAACCAACTAGTGCTGCTTCATAAGCTGAGATGCCTAGCGTTTCCTGCAGGTTGGCTGAGAACATGAGCTTGCTCTCGGCTAGATGCGTGTGGTATTCCTGCTTGGTCAGCGTCTGATCCTGCGCAACGAACCATTCATACTCGGGCATCTCTTTAGCTAGGTCACGGAAGATCTCTACCTGCTTCTCTGGTGCAAGCCTGTGTGGGAATATGATCTTCTTCTTCTTGGGCGTGTTAGCATATGGTGCCATCACATCCTTGAGGTATTCCATGGGCCAACCAACGATTGAGATCCTGTGTTGGTCTGCATGCTTGGGTCCACACCATTCTTCTGTCTCGTCCTCGCAGAACAGCACATCTTGGCCCAGCAGTTCGCGAAGCAACATGTTGCTATGGAAGCGAGTGGCAAAGAAGTTGTCATCATAGCAGTAGAACATGCTAGCTTCTGCGTTGCGCACCCACGGCACATCGCCAATCAATCTACCGAGGAAGTCCTGGGGATCATAGCTACCAGCATGCCACATGCCACCGATCTTGATCTTGACGCCCAGCAGCTCTGCCATGTACTTGAGCTGGATCACCGTGGGGTTCCAAGCATCTGTGTACAGGAAGTAATCACCATCCTTGATATCTCCCATGGCAAACATGCGCGATATCTCTAACATCTGTTGGCTCTTGTAGTTGTTGGTGCCTGCGAAGTTAAGGAACGCACCAGGAGTGGTAGCCTGTGGTACCTCGCCGCCCGTAATTACAATGACGTCAAGTCCAGCAGCCCTCATCTGCTTGGGTAAGTGTTCCTTCCACTGTTTGGTATAGCGAGTGTCTACTGCTTCAATATCAACCAAGTAAACTGTCATCTAGGCTGCTCCAATATAGTATCAACATACTTTTAACAGAATCGTGCTCGGGAGTAAACTTAACTATTGGATCAAAATTGCTGTAGAAGTCAACGTCAAATTCAAAATCCACGTTTACTTTGAGACCACACACGTTGGTCAGGTATGCCTTGGTCAATTCCATGATCTTGGTCTGCCTGCCCCAGAGATACCCTGTGCCACTGTTCCCAGCTAATGGCAAACGAAGGCCAGCCCCAAACGCTCGGGGCTGGACCTCAATGATCTCTATAGAGTCGTTAGGACTGTCGGAGATCGACATGACGATCCCTACTCCAGTTGTTGGGCACTCGTTCCCCCTGCTTCCACTTGGAGTAGAAGCCCCACGGCGAAGTTGGCTTGTAGAGGTCCTTCTCGTCATAGACCCAGCCAAACTGCACACAGAAGTTACGATAGGCGTCAAGATCATCAAAAACCTTCTTGACAGCGTCCTTGTTATTGCGCATTTGTTTCTCCATCATTGCGCCGGTGAGTATTCACAAAGGGCTCCATTCTCACCATCTTCGGAGACCTCGATCCGGACCTCTCGTCCAGGATACTTTCGAGCGATTTCATTGTAGATGTAATCGCTAATCATCTCGCAGCTCTTATAATCCAGCTGCTTCTCATATACCACTTCGCGCTGCAACCAACGCTTGAACTGGATGAACTCGATCTCACGGTCATCATGCCATACCTGGATGCCCACTCGGAAGTGGAACATGTGCCTGTGTGGATGACCTAGGAAGCTGACGTCATAGAAGTCGCCTGTGGCTAACTTGGGATCAGTCAGCGCAGCAGGATACTTGTGGATGCCTTCCTGCTGGAAGGTTACCCAGATGAATTTCTTAGAATTGCTCACTCTTAACTCCTTGCATGCTAGTCAGTGGCGCGAAGGGCGCAGCATCCAATATTGGATCTCGCTCTTCTTTTTGTTCTTCTGTGATGATCTCATCCTTGCCATACAGCGACCAGTCAGTGAACTTGTCGCGATCCATGAGATCGTGGATCTGATGCACCCATACACCTGGATTGCTTGCTCTAAAATCCTTGTCATCAATCTTGAGAGTAGCATGGTAGTTGAGTTTTGTCAAGCACGGAAGCTTAACAGATATTTGCAAGATGAATCGGTCATGCTTGCTGAGCTCTTCGAGCATGCCCAAAGCTGCTTCATAATAACGCACGTCTAGATCCAAGGTGACCCAATAGCCCATGTCCAGCAAGCTATTGGCTAGTTTCTCGTATTCCTCTTGATGATCCAAACTAAAGCAATGGTTAGCACCTAGGTAGACATGCTTGATCTTGCGATCGTTGCAGATCTCCCAGATTCGATCCACGGGCTTGATGCCTACCACGAACAAGGTCTTCATGTTGTGAGCGGGAGTCTGTTCGATCTCGATGCCAACGAACATGTCAGCATTGGTTGAAACGCCACTAGCGTAATCACGCTTCATGCTGTTTCCTTGGCTAGATTAACCATGGTCTGGAACTGCTCGTAGCTAGCTTTAACAGCAGGATTTGATTCGATGATGCGCTGCTGTTCCTGCCATTCACGATCCATCTTCTCTAATCGTTCAATGAGACTACGGAACTGCGGGGATACTCCAACAGTAAACTTTAATGCAGGTGACCCATTCACGTAATCCTGCATTGCGTTTGTTTGAATATACTGGTAATCGCCTTCAAGTTTAATCATCCGTTTGGTCCTCTAGTTGCTCTAGCTTAGCTTCATCGAGCGTTTCGTCAACCTCTTCTGCGATGATATTTGGAACATCAAACATGGCATTGAACGCAGTCTTGGCATTGATGGTCTTCTTGCCAGTTGCACCGCGTGTTCCAATTATGCGCAGATAGAACTTGTCCCACTTCTCTATGGCTGCTTCTGCCTTGGCTCGATCGCTGGTAGAGAAGATCTCTTCCACGATGTCACGGAACATGATGCGATCAAAACGCTCATCTACCAGCATGCCTGGAACTATGCCCGTGTCATAGACATCGTTGGCTCGCTGTACTGCATTGATGTGCGCCCATGTATTATGTGCCATCTGCAGAGCATAGCTGAAGCTATCCCAGCTGGTCTTGCCTACCTTGCCAATCTTGTTGACATCACCTGGCTTGTAGATGCAGATGTCGTTGCACTTGAGCAGCTTGCTGACTGGGCCATCCTCGAAGTCTTCTACGATCTTGTCATCGCGCAAGACATCGCCCAACATCCTAGTGTCACCTGCATACTTGCGATCGTCCACAGATGATTCCATCTTGTAGGTCCACTTGCTGCGATCCAACATCCTGGTATAGGTATAGATCAATCCGTTAGCGTTAGCTAGGAACGGGCTAGCACAGTCAAAGCTGATGGTGAAGTTCTCGTTGTGGTACTTACGGACAGCACGTTGGATGTCGGTCAGCATGATCGCCCATTCAAGCTTTGACGTGCCGAGGAAGTGCATCCAATCATGTATGCCCTTTTCCAATAGCCCATCAAAGCGCATGGCAACCAGTCGCTTGAGCACCAAGTGTACGTCACACATGTTCTGGCCACCCATTGACCAACCGTTGAAGTGAGTACCTGGGTACTGCTTGGGATCGCAGTATTTCTTCATCTTCTGGTACCAGTCCTCGGCTTCTGCATGGGTTTCGCCCTGCAAGACGTTGAGGAACTTGCATGCACCAGATCTGTTGCGCATGAAGTAGTCGTTGTTGATCTCAGTAGCGGCAACTGCTTCTGCATAGCTAGAGATGCCAGTGGCCTTCTGTCCCTTGGGACTACGTGCCACCCATGCAGGAATATCGAGGATCATGCCATAGTCCATGAGCCCGTCCATCCACTTGAGCACTAGCTCACGCTTTTCCTGTGCCTTGGGACAGCTAGGATCCTTCCAATCGCCTTCCCACACGCCCTTGCCGATCTGGAACCCACCCGAGTCGCCCAGTATCAAGCTGTCGCCGTTGCGAGGACGCTGCCTGAACAGATCCTCTTTGGGCGCATGCTTGTTTAAGTCAAGCACGGCGTGTCCTGCTGAGTACAATGCCCAGGGATAGTAGAAGATTGTCTTGTTAGGATCCAGGAAGTTCAAGCTCTCCACGCCATTGGTGAGAGTTGCAGGTATCCTAGAAGGTTCAACGTAATTAGACGATCTCTGCCTGCCAATGAACGTTGAGTAGAACGTGCTTATGGCAGGCAGGAATACGGCATAATCGCGTTGCCTCGATTTGAGATCAACGGTATCTGTCACTTTTTTTCCTTACTTGGTCAGCATGGGAAGGATATAGTCGTACTTGGCAATGCCAGAGTCAACTGAGATCATCATGCCAAGATCGCCCATATGGATCATCTTGTCACCGCTGAGAGCCAACACTGAGTTGACATACAGCACAGGCACAGAGATGGTCTTCTTGACGGTCTTGTCAACGCCAGTGTGGAAGGTAAAGCTACCGCTGTGGCTGCTGGCATCACCAAGCTGTGCAGTGATGTTACCGCCTTCGATCTTGAAGGTCACTGCCTTCTCGTCCGGGTGTGCGGAAGTCTGATACTTGAGACGCTGCTGGCTAGCCACAGCTGGAACGAACTCGATGGGCCAGCTATTGACGTTGAACTTGAGCTTGGGTTCAGTGCTCTCGATGATCTTAGCTGCCATCAGTCGGAAGTCGTTCTTGAAGTCACCTGACACGTTCTCGAGATGGATGGCAACAGGCTGTTCCTCGCCGTCCCTCTGCTGCCTTGTCACTGAATAGCTGGCAGCTTCATCAGTGTACTCGGGAATGTTAAGCAGCGTGTTCAACAGCGGAAGATTGGGAATGCCAAACGTGCCCTTGAAATCATCAACAGATACATGCAGCTTACCGCGCAGCACCATCAGCCTCTCAGCTTCTGTGGCTGAGATCTCAGTGCCAGAATCGGTACCGTCGATCCTGAGGTTAGTGAAAGCACCGAGCGGAACCGTGTGCTTAACGACGTCTAATAGATAATCACGCATGTGAATGAGTCCTTTCAATTATGTCTATGATAGTCTTTATTTAGGTTTAAGTCAATAAAGTATTCGTTTTCTTCTTGATGATGTGACCAAGCATCTCAGCTTTCTTGATGGTTTTTTTGTTTCCTGGTTTCTTAGCTACTACCCAGGTCGTGCGAGCTTGGCGCATCCTTTTCCAATCAACGACTTCTAGTCCCAAGCTTTTCAGATGTTCATTGAGGTTAGTCTTGGTCTGATACGAGCGCATCTTTGATTCTACCAGCAACGCACCTTCTGCTGTTTCCACGTCGTTGAAGTTGAACATGAGAGTTCCACCTGGCTTCAGCAGGCTGGCTAACAGTTTCAGCTCGATGTCGTAGAAAAATCTGTTCGTGTGCGTGAAGTGATTGCGAGAAACGATCATTCCCATGGCTTCCTTTGGTAAGCAATCATAAGATTCGTCTGGTGTGTAGACTCGGACTTTCCGCAAGTGCGCAGCAGTAGATTGATCAGATAACCTATTGATCAGATCATTCTTGAACTTATCCACAACGTACAATGGATAGAAGCCTAAGAAATCTGCCAACCTAAAATCATTCATCTGATACAATAAGCAAGCATCAGTCCAGTCGCTCATTGCTTGCATCATGTTTTTGCAATAAAAGACAGACTCTTCATCGTTCGGATAATATTCTTTCAAGAAGGTCTTATACTGATCATCATCTTGCTGCTCGATGGCGTTACACCAATCTCTGCTACCTTTTTGATAACGCCAGTTAGCTTCTTTTATCGCATGATCAACTCGCTCGATCTGCGATTGCCTAAATTGGTGCAGGGCTTTTGATCTGAGATCAACAGATTCCTTGAGCAATCTTATGACATGAGAAGTATCAAGATCTCTCAGTCCGTCGCTTATCTTTGCTATTTCTTCTAACAAGGTAGCATCTTTAGCATCCATGTCATCCAACGGTAGCGTCGTTAGTCTTTCTCTGATCTTTATCAAATCACTCAGGGTCGGCATGGTTCATCCAAACATCGCACTGAATGCATTTTGTGTGCCAGCTGTGCTAGCTAGATCCCAGTTTAGCACGCCTAACAAGTTCTTGACCTTGCCGTCCACGATGGTGCCTTCCATGGCATCTTGATCAAACGGCAGCTCCTTGAACCACTGAGGTATGTGTAGCTCGTCAACTGGATAAGCCACTGATGTGTATCCTAGTGGATTAGGTCGCAGCTTGCAGACGATGACCTTCTGTCCGTCAACGATGTTCTGGCTGTAGTTGTCACCATGCATCTTCTTGAGCGTGTTCCAGTTCATAGCTGCTCTGACGTGGCCAGGCATGTTGAAGCTACCATGCTTCTTTTCCTGCTCGCTGTAGTAGGTCAGCTTGTTGACTCGCTTGGGCGTACCTTTCTCCCAAGCTGGACGCTCTGCGAACTTGGCACGGAACTCAACGATCTTGTCTAGTATCTCGTTCTCGCCTGCGCCCTTTAGCACATCCATCAATATCTCGCTGAGGAAGTCCTGCACTACCTTGGGAGTGTCTGAACGCTTGAGATCCAAGCCCATGGCCTTGACCTTGCCTGGCTTGCCGTTCACATCCTGCCGCTTGCCTTCCTTGTCATAGATCAGCACAGCATAACGCTTCTTGGTGATGTACAAGCCCTTGCTGGCAACCAGTTCTCGACCACCCTTGATGATCTGACCAAGCTCGCGCGGGCAGTGGAAAGCCTGTTCCATGAATGCAGGGAACGATCCGTTGACCTGATCAGCTATGCTATCATATAGCTTCACGCAGATCTCCTTGCTCCATTCCATCCTGCCTTCTTCCACTTCCTTCTTGAGCATGGGCCAAGCACTGAAGTAGACGGAGTCTGTATCACCATAAACGATGCTTTCGCCCAAGTGGTCATACTTGCCAGTGATGCATTCGTTCACGTAAGCATCCATGTGCCTAGCGATCACTCGCCCAGTTAGCGTGGTTGACTGCCCAATGCGCTTGTCAAAGAATCTGCATCCAGGATTTAGAATTGCACCATACAGCGAGTTCAAGTTAATCTTCTTGACCAACTGGCGCTTGTCCCAGAACTCGATCTGCGCAGTGTCCTTGGCTTCGACAGCTTCTTTCAGCTTGGCCTGCAATTGCTTTCTCTCGCTGTACCAACGTTCCAGCAAGCCTGGAACCACGCCCTTCTTCTCATAGGTAAAGATGGTACCATTGCCGCTCAAGATCCAGGGCTGGTTGCTGTCAAAGATGAACTTCCATAGCTCAGCGCCGCTATGCACTGATTCGGTTCCGTCTTCCCAGTCAACAGTGATTTCTGTGCCACGCTGCTGTTCCATGACCGCAGTGTACTCTAAGCTACCAAACAAGCCTTCCCAAGCTTCTGCGAAGCTGCATTTCTCGTTGTCGACCTTGTTGCGTATGTATTGATTGGTCATGATTGGACGCAACTGTCCTACGATGGTCTCGGGAGCCATGTTCAGCGCACGGATGGCACTTGGATACAGAGAGTTGATGTCGATAGCGCCCAGCCAATCATGCATGCCCTTCTTGGGATAGGCAACATAAGCACCTGCTGCGCCCTCGTCTCCTGAATTGTCCTTGCGATTGGGAACTATCAATCCCTGCGCATGGGCTTCGTTGATGATGGCCTGTTCGGTCAGTGCTACTGCGCCCATGGTTGTCTGGATCAACACGGTGTTCTCATGCGCCAGCACGTTGGATAGATCCATGAACTTGAGCTTGGCATCGATCTTGCCCAGCAAGGCAACGTCCTGCCTGTTGTACTCGATGAACTTCTCGAAGTCTTGGTTGTACAACTGATCGAGGGTACCTTCGTAAGGTGTCTTGCGACCGATCTCCTCGTACTCGCCAATAGCATCCAAGCTGTAGCTGTGGCGCTCTTCGTAGGTGTACTTGCGATATAGATTCATGTAGTCAACGTGTATGCGACCAATCAAGTCGTAGGTCTGGCGCATGAGGCCAAACTTCTCATACTCGCGTGGCTTGGGAAACTGGTTCCACAAGCAGAATGCTCTAGTGTCATCCTTGCTAAGCACCTTGATGGTCCTATTGATGGTATAGGGAATATCGAAACCCTCTGAGTTCCACCCAGTTAGCACGTCGGCATCTTGTATCAAGTCTAGGAAAGTCTTGAGCATCTCTGCTTCGTCCCAGAACATGAAGGTGTTGTCAAACTTGCCTGCTATGTCCATGGCGCTTTCGCGGCTCATGTGCTTGGGCGGCAGTGCTAGAGTGACCAGCTGGTCAAGCCACTGCAAGTAGACAGTGATGGCAGTGATCTTGGTAAACGGATCTTCCGGACTAGAAAACCCACGTTCGGGATCAAAGTCCGTCTCGATGTCGAAGAACGCCACGTGTAGCTTGGGCACGTCCTTGCCCATGTAGTTCTCTGCCAAGCATCGGAACACGGGGTTGATGTCGCTCTCCCACAGCTTCTTGCCCTTGTGTATGCCCATCTCTCTGCGGAACTCCTTGTTGTTCCTCGTAGAGAACCTGCTGACGGGCGTGCCATAGATGGTCTTGAACTTGCCTTTGGGATCGTCGTAGTAGAATACGTATTGTGCTGGATAATCTCGGTATTCGCGCCTACCATTGACTCGTTCAACGATGTAAATGCGATCTCTTTCCCTGTCCATCAGGGCATCAACGTAGCTCATTCATTCTCCTGGCCTTTATGGCGGCTCACCATCTGCATGTGGGTAAAGCCCACGACTCTATTATATTTACTGTGATAACAAACCCACAATATAGATCGAGGTTAGTCCTATGTTAAACCATAGCAGGCTATTCTCTTTCCATAGATAACCAACTATGATCCATAGCGCATTACCTATGATGAAGAACCAATGGTGCCAGTATAGTTCAGGTACAAAACTAGCTAAGCAAGCAGCGATCAACACGATCGCTGTTGCTAACCAAGCTAGCCACTGGTATGGTTTCATGGCTGATCGTCGAGCTTGCCCACTGCGCCCATGATGTTCTCCAGCAAGCTGTGATCATCAGCGTGGCGACCAAAGTCACCCTTGTGAGCGATGCTCACTGCCTTCTTGAGAATGCTGGGCTTGATCTCCAGCTCTTCGGCAACTGCCTTGATGGTATCACTGAGGCTACCATTGAGGTCCTCGACTTCCTGCATGACGGTTGAACCCTCGCGGATCAGCTGGGTCAGCTTGGCCTTTTCTTCAGCAGTAAAATTGCGTGTGCTCATGTGAAATCTCCTGTGTGAACAGTTTAGCTAAACCCAACTATAGTGTCTAGATAAAATTATGGACGGCCCTGGCCACGATATGGCTTGTGGTTCCTGCGACCCGACTTGCTGGTTGGACGGCTAGAGTTGCTCAGCCCAATGCTGGTCTTCTTCTTGCCACCAGCTCGCTTGAATGTGGTCTTCTGGGCGCCTTGTGCGCCGCCTTTAGCTTTTGCCATAGCGGTCTCCTAATTTGGATTATTTATAAGATGCTTTAACAAATAGCGTCATTTAATCGCTCGAGGTTGCGTTCCCCGTACCATCTGCGGAAATGCACCCTATGCTTGCTCATGCCTCGATCGTGCTTCATCTGCACCAGTCGTTTGATCATGTCTCTTGCGCCACCCCAAGGAGCAATCACGTCTAGCAACCAAAGCTCGCTGCCTGAGCCGTGATCTTCTCTGACCAACAGTTCCTCATGCAATCTCAGCTTAGACTTGGCTATCTTGGGATCAAACAAGCCCCAAGAACTGTAGGCTACTGGCTTACCGTTTTCTCGTTCTAGGAAGTAGTTGTTCAGCATCATGGGCCACACCACTTCTGCGCAGACCGTCTGTATGCTGTCAAACCTGTGGCTCTCGCTGTGTTCTGCTAGCATGATGTAATCGATGAAATCTTGATCAAGTTCTCGTGGCCAGTCCTTGATCTCTAGTTTGATAGCAGCGAGGAATTCTTGTGGTTTCTTCTTCTTGCTGGTCAGTATGAGGTTCTCAAACATGGATGCTAGGTTATCTCTTCCCAGTTGACAGAACTAACTGTGCTACCGGCATCTGTGCAGGCTATGGCTATGACAAATTCATATCTTGTAGCAGGAGTAGTTAGTGAATTTCTTTCTAGTTGGAACTTAAATGGATAGTCTTGCAATGCCACAGCCGCGCCGCTTTGATTAGTGGCGATGATATAACCTTGTTCGAGAATTGATCCGTTAGTGATGTCTGTTGCGGTTAAGTTATATTCTACTGAGCTGTCGGTGCCTGCTGAAACCCATTCTCCACCAGAAGTGATAGCACCATTGAGTAATCTATAACTGTAGTTCTTAGCAACCACAGGTGCTATGCTAAAGTTTTTAGGAATAACTATGGCACCCAATCTATCGGCTTTTAATCTAATAGATAGCACAGGTCGATATTCTGTTTGTTGATTGGTATTAGTTCTTGGTGCAGATAGTTCGTGTCCTGCTGCTCGAGCACGTCCCTTGAGCTCATAGCCGCCTTCTGACAGGATGGTAGCACAGATCACCCTTAGACTGCTGGAACTGGCAGTAGCAGCGATGTTCTCTATCTCGCATCTCACTGGCAAGCAGGCAGTACCCATGTATGTAGTGGTGTTGCCTGTGATGTTAGCATGATGGAAGGTATGCACTGGAACAAACTCGCCATCGATCACGAAGCCGACTCGAACGCTACCAACGCCTAGCCATTCGATGTCGATGAACATGATCTGTGCCACGGTTAGATTTAGCGTTCTCGTGGACGTACCAGTTCCGTTGAGTGGATCGATGTTCCAGTTAGCTTGCACGACCTTTTCTACTATCTGTGGAGTACCAGACTGGCTAGTGCTGCGTATGCAGAAAGCGACTTCGTCGTTCTCTATCTGCAGGAATATGCCATTGTTGGTATCAAAATATCCATAACGCTGCCTGAGCCCGGTCTTGGCAGGATTCATCACGAAGGTCTCGAGGATGGACAATGCCTTGCCAGGCTGGTAAGCAAATACCCTGTTTGATTCCCTGTAGACCTTGTCGCCCAAGGCAGTACCGATGGTCAGCAATATGGAGCTAGAGTTTGGATCATGCACGCTAGTTGCAGTACCAGATCTAAGTTCGCTTATCTTGCCGTTGTCTTGGTATCTATGGAAGCTATCAAACAATGTGTAGGGAGAGCTCACTCTCAATCTACCAAAAGCATCATTGGATGTGACGAGCGCACCAGATGTAGTCCTGAGAACGGGCTGACCAAGACTATTGTATGCCATGGCCTTGTGGAGGTTCCACAAGTTCTCTTCGTTGGGGTGTATGTAGTTGGTCGAGTTATAATCTCGCCTGTATGGTCCTTCACGACCTGCCATCTATCAGCTCCAAGGCCTACCAGCTACTAATGTGCTTGCGCCATCGTCTGGTGCTGTGTCATTTCCGTTATAGGGATTTGGTAACTTGTTAATATCGTATGTGCTAGGGCGTGATCCATAAGCTGCCCTATCTAGTGCTGCTAATGCTAGTTTGGCTTCCTGCTTGGCCTGCTTGGTAGCGAGGCTGTCTATCTTGTTGGCCGTCCTGAGAGCAGCACCATCAGTGACGCCAGCTGCTGCCAGCGTGTCTGTGCCCGTGAGCACTAGTTCGTTGAGAACTAGATCAAACCACGCTACGTTCACACCATCTGCACTAGCTATCTGCGCCTTCAAGCTGTTGACCGTGTCGGTCACAAGAGTCACGGTATAGCTGTCGTACACGGCACAGTTCAGCAAGCTTTGCACGGTTACTGTGGCCATTATTCACCTGACCATTGTGCGTTTGGATACATGCTCACGCTGTTAGCTCTCATGTCTGCTGGATGCTTTGGGCCGTTAACTCCGCCGCCTGCATCAACGGTAACAGCGTCGATATCTGCTATCTGCTCGCAGGGTTCATTGGCTACAGCAGGCTCATGCTGTGGCAGCAATCCTGCTATCTGCTTCATCCTCGATAGCTCATCTGGCAGAGGTGCATCCACTGCGGGTTCTGTGCTTACTGCTATCTCTACGGGTGGTTGCTGGGCAGCATCCAAGCTGTCTATCATGTCCAACACGCCTCTGATTATGTCTACTGCTCGCATGGTGATTCCTAACTATGATAGTATTTATTAGGGGTTTACCAATAAATATGACTATGCAAACGATCTATGCCTTCAGCTATAACCCAGCCATTAACACAGGCACAAACACCACAAACACAGTGTGGAGGATGGCCTATCAGCAGCCAATCATGCTCTACAAGGGCACTGCGAATACCATCAAGATAGTGGTGTTTAATAACGCCCAAAAGGTGGTGGACTTGACAAACTACGATGTGCAGGTGCAGATCGTGGACAGGGAGACGGAAGAACATTTCGTCACCAAGACAGCGACAGTTTCTGCGCCTACCAGCGGCGTAGCTAGCATAGAGTTCACCGAAGCTGATCTTCGAAATCTACAGCACAGGTTCTATCACATAATCGCTAGGCTGATGCCTCCCAACGATGGCAGCACCGTTGTTGAAGGTGAGATACTTTACCTAGATGACAACTACGGTGCATTCACTCCCGTTACCATCGAGAATGCATGGAACTATAATCCTACCAGCATATCAACCGTGGATGGCATTCCCGAGATCAGCTTCACGAACATCCGTGAAACTCCCGACAGCTTCGTAGGCCAAGCTGGCAAGTTCGTCAGCGTCAAGAACGATGAGACTGGGCTCGAATTTAGCGCATTTGATTACAATAACCTTGCCAACAAGCCAAACTTGTTTAGCGGTAGCTACCTTGATCTGACCAATACTCCGTTTATCCCTAATCTATCTAATGTCACTACAGATATCATCCCAGATTCAGACAACGTCCACGATCTAGGATCACCAACCAAGCAATGGCGCCACGTTTATACAGCAGGTGGCAGCATCTACTTAGATAACATCAAGCTCACGAACAATAATGGCAAGCTAGCAGTCACTAAAGTTGTTAACCCAGGTGAAGAAAACGAAGAACCAGATCCAGAAGATAGTGATGCTAGCAGCGAAATCAAAGCTATCAGCGAGCTAGTTAATGGTGAAAATACATTTGCATTAACAAATGCTGGATCACTAACACTTAACGGAGAGCCATTCACAGGCGGTGGTGGCGGCGTTACTGGCGCAGTGCAACCATACTTAGAATTAACCAACGATCCGTTTATTTTTAACAAGTATGATGGACCACTGGTATCATTTACAAAAACAAACAACGGTGACGAAGTTGATGAGATTGACACTAGTTTAGCAATCACCAGAGGCATCAATCAAGGAATATTCAATCCATATCTCGAATCAGATTGGGATGACACAACCAGCGACGGAGAAAGCCCAGCTGGCACACTATGGAACAAAGACGGTTGGGGAGATTTAACTAATCTAGATCAAAGAATATATCTCAGTTTTTATGAAACATTCCTACGTTTTGGTAACAACGTTTTAGCTGCTGAAGCTATAATGAAAGATGTTGCCAACAACAAGTATTACAAGTTTGATTTTACAGTTTGGGGCAACGCAAACCAAGGTGCTCCAGTAACTTATACGAGAACACAGATAAACCCAACAACTGGTGCAACAATTGGTGATCCAGTTACGTTTACTAAAGCAGGATATGCTGATCCAACACAAGTAAATGATCCAATTGATACTAACCTAACGATCGCCAGAGGAAATAACCAAAGCATCTATAACATCGCATTGGAAGCAAGTTATAGTTCCTTAGGTGACGGAAGAGACAGCCCCGAAGGCACAGAATGGAATGTAGATGGTTGGGGATTACTAAGAGATGTAAAGCAGAGAACATACGATACTTTCTATAACACTCTAGGCGGACAGGTTGGTAACAATGTAGTTGGTGCTGAATTAATCATGCATGATACTATCAATGACAAGTATTATGCGGTTAAATTCAGCAGCTGGACGCAGGGCGGCAACGGCGGTGGATTTTCTTATACTAGGCAGTTAATCAATACTGGCAATTATTTCCTCAAGCCGGACAATGACACTGATACCATAGACATATTCGTTGAAGATGATGGTAACGGTGCGGGCATTGGCATCACCAGAGATACCAACAATGGCATCTATAATCCATACAGAGAAGGTAGCTGGGATGAGGATGTTAGCCCAGGCGGCACGCTTTGGAATATAGATGGTTGGGATGATCTAACAGACATTACCACTAGAAACTATCGACCACTCTACGAAACATTTGGTAACGGCGGCCTTGGCAACAAGATCGTAGGAACTGAATGCGTGATGTATATCGAGGACACTGACACATATTATGCCATCAAGTTCCTCAGTTGGACGCAGGGCGGTGGCGGCGGATTTAGCTATCTTCGTTATGAGATAGATACAACCAAACTAAATGAAGGTATTACTTTTGCTGATGGCACGAAGCTTAAATCCGCAGATGGAATTGGTCGTATTAAACTTGAAAGCACAGGCAGTCGCAGGATCGAGGAAGTATATGGTTACAAGGCAGTGACGGTTACCGCCGTTACTACTACAAATTTAACTGCTACGGTTTCACGAAACCAAACTTCAACTAATACAATTTGGTTAGATTCAACCACCACTACCATAGATACGATAATTGGTGATTGGTCAACTTATGATGTGCTGACCTTCACTGATCTAGAATTCTCGATAGATGATATAAACTGGTATAGCTGGGGCGGCAGCACGAGTTACAGCGGAAATGAAAGAGGATACAACCTCAATGGTGACCCACAATTGAATTACAATTCTGGTGATACGCTTTATTTCAGATATCGCAGCGGCGGCGCTCCTCAGATATGGTGGGACAGGAACGACCTGCCAGGTGGTGGATCAAACTTCCGTGGCGCTGTGATAGACTATCACGCCTACGATAACAATGCTGGCACGATGATAGGAACCATACACATCGTCGATGACAGCGGCGACGAAAACGTTGCTCATACTGAAGTTTTCAGCGGCGGCAGCGATGGCGAAAACATGATACTATGGCATCAAGACAACGAAGGACAGCTCAAGTTCAAACGTATTGATGGCGACGCAACCACCGTAAAGATACAATGGAGTGCTAAGGTATTCTATGGTTCAGAGATTTGGGATTGATCAGGAAAAATAAACGATGGCAAGAATATACAGGATACCAACTAGCCAGGTTGATGGCAACAGCAGCAACGACAACACCAGTCTCGAAATTCGCCCTCGCGGCGAGATTGGATTGTATGTTGGAGACAACGACAAGCTAGAACTGCTGATTTTTGATGGTGTTCGCACTCACGTCAACAGCAAGGTCTTGAGAAAAGGCACGTTCTACGGCGGTGATTCTGACAGCAGTGATGTTGATGGTGATGGTATTCCGTTTGATACTATCAAACTCATTCCTGATGAAGCGTTGAGGCAAAGTGGCAGCGAGCAATATCTTGTGATAGAACCTACCACAGGTGAGCCAGGACACATACACATCAGAGCAGGCGGCACGATAGATCAAAGCACAGCTGATCTATTCATTGGTGGCGAACAACAAAACGTGCGTGTTAGCGATACAAATGATCGTGTAACTATCACTACCGATCTTCAATACACTTGGACATTTGATGGTAGCGGTAATTTAACCATACCTGGAAACATTGGTAGCGAAAGTGCTATCAACATAGACATTAACTTAACAGATTCAAGTCTACGTAGATGGCAATTTGGTGAAGATGGTTCCTTTAGTTTACCTGGTAACTTGACTATATCTCCTATTGGAAATTATGCTCCTATTAACGGAACCGTAATGCTACAAGCCCCTAGTGAGCAGTTAGCATTATTAACCTCGGGTGTTGGTGGCGGCGTGCAACTAGGTTGGACTGAAAATGCTTTTGCTATGGGAAATATAGCAGCGGCATCATTCAATGAAGGTGATTCGGGTGAGGTAAAAATCGCAACCGGTGGGTTTGGAATTGGGCTTACCGCATATAATTGGACCTTTGGTAATGACGGTGATCTGACCATACCTGGCAGCATCGGTAGCGAGAGTGCTATTAACATTGATGTTAATCTCACTGACAGCACCCTAAGACGCTGGACATTTGGTCAGGATGGCGGATTAACGTTCCCTGACGCTACCACACAGACCACAGCATGGTCTGGTGGAAGAATAGTCAATCCACCTAATTCTAGTAAAGGAGCCGAAGGTGACCTAGTGGGCGATCTGGCATTTGATGATAGCTATATCTATCGTTGTACTGCCAATTATGCTATCATTTCGTATAATACTGCACTTACCAGGGAAACTAATAATTCTAACGTGTTTTACGTTCTCGATTTTGATGAGTTTCAAGATCCCACTGGTGGAACGCTTCAATTTAATCCAGATTCTGGCGGCCAAACAGTAAATGTTATTAGTGCTGAAATAGATGAAACAGAATGGGCATTAACATTGGATATTACCGACAGCTTTGGTTTAGGTACCCCAGTAAAGATCACGTTAGCTGATTCTGATATATGGCGTCGAATACAGTGGTCGGGCAATCCTTGGTAATTGACCTGTTTGATGAGTTACACTAACTAGTGTTATGATCCACAACTTTGAAGTCCACCCTACTAAAGGGCTAGGCATCAGGAACATCGACATCGCTGCTACTCTGTCCTGCAATCTGCAATGTCTTGGTTGTAGCGTGGGCAGCAATCTAGCAGTCAAGGATGGTTACACACTGCAAGATAGATTGAGTTGGGTAAACAACCTAGCTGACATGCTAGATCGTTTCAACATGTACGTTGATGAAGTAGTGATATACGGTGGCGAGCCCTTTATCAACAGCGACTTCCTAGACATATTCGATTTAGCCAAGCAGCGCATGAGCAAGAGCGACATAGTGATCTACACCAACGGATTGTTGATCGAACGCAATGAGTCTTATCTAGAGAGATTGCGTGACAGCAATGTTACTGTGAGAGTTTCTAGCCACACACAAGACGAGAAGATACAGAAGCAGATCATCAAGGGCGTGCTGCTGCTAAAGAAGCACAAGATCAAGCATGAGATAACTGGCGTGAGCTTTCCTGTCTACAAGCCCGAGGGCGAGCGTTACCATTGGTCAATCCCACACCCAATGGACGCTAATGGCAAGATACATCCTGTCAATGAAGCAAACTACAAGCGCAGTTGGGCAGCATGCGGCATGAAGTATTGCACGCCTCTGTATGCTAACGCACTTTGGAAATGCACCAAGCTTGCTTATCTGAAACAGACGCTGGCCAAGACCAAGCAGCTAGATGATCCAGCTTGGCAACCATATCTTGATTACAAGCCGTTTGCTCTAGACGATCCTAACTATGATGATCTGATTGATTTCTTCAGCACAGGTCCAGAGACTGTCTGTTCAATGTGTCCCAACAAGGTTGTCTATTATGACAGCAAGCCTGTCTACAAAGCAGACTATGAGGGATTTGATCATTCAAAGGGCACTAGCGTAGGTGATGTTTGATCACATCACGTAGGTCTTGGCAAAGATGTCCTTCTTGACCACACCGTAATCATTAGCACCGTGACGCACGATGTAATCTTCACCTGCTTTATAATTGAGGGTTTCTCCCCAGCTGGTCTTGACAGCACCATCATGATCAGCTAGCTTGGCCAGCTTCATTATCTTCTTGGGAGTAGCAGTGTTCTCGTCGTCGACATCATACAAGCCTGCAAACTTCTCTGGTGGGATTGGATACTTCTCACCCTTGGGCCCAGTGATGATCTTGTATCCTGCTTTATAAGCAACTGGACCTTCTAGCGTCTGTATGGTTCCATCTTGCGTGGCAGTCTCGTAGCTGATAGGAGTAGCTCGCTTGTAAGTCTCGAAGCTACCGTCTTTGAACCATATCTCGTTGACGTCTTCAAACAGATTGAGCAGATCGCGCATCACTTGCTCTTCTTAACTGGCACGCAGATATCCTTGTAAGTACCGTCCGCCTTCTTTTCCTTGCCAGCATAACGCTTGCCTGGCCAACATGCCTTGCCGTCCACGCCCTTGATCTTGTCTTCATTGGCATATGATACAACTTTGTAATCTTGATGATTAGCAAACATCTTGGTCATAAGATATTTCTGTGCTTCTTCCTTTGAATTAAACTTAGGACCAGCAACGCTATCGTGCTTCTTAGAAACAATGCGCCATCCTGTTAGCGGCTCATCAAACCTGCCTTCAGTAGCTTGTTCGCCGCCTGT